TACCCCATTTTAGTCGAATGGAATGAGCCACCAGGAAGAGATGCAGCTTTTAGAAAAGCGGAAATAGCAAAGATTGGGGAATTAAAGTGGCGCCAGGAATTTCTCTGTTTGGGAGGAGATGGAATTGTAACTATACAAGACGAACAAGGCAATATATACGATATTTCACTACACGATCTATATAATATCAATAAATAAAGTAGGATGTGATAAGTGGTAGCAAGTATATGAGTGAGTGTGATTTAATCGGGTTGTATGTTATATCTCCAATTGATAACAACCGGTACTGTAGGAAGAATGGTCAGTTTTTAAGACACATCAAGTCAAATGGGTTTTCTGGATATCAAGAGTTTTTTGACCATTATTGTTCGGATCGGGTGGTGTACTGTGCTTGTGGGAATAAGTGTAGTTTTCAAACAAAAACGATGTCGTATCTGAGAAGTTGTGGACATAGAAGTTGTGTCGGTACAATAACCGCAATAGTCAAACAGAGTAAAACACCCGAACAGAAATCTATAATTTCCAACAATATAAAGGCTGGATTACAATCAGTGCCTGTTGATGTGCGGCAGTCTAGTATTGAACAACGGAAGAAGACAGGATATACTATAGGAGATGATGGAATGACCTCATACGACAGAAGTGTAGCAAAGAGAGAGGCTACTTGTTCGGCGAGGTACGGTGACAGCACGTACAATAATCCAACGAAAATAAGTCAAACGAAGCGGAACTGGACTAACGAACAAAAAGCTTCATTCCTACACAACCTCAAGCAAGGGCATAGTGGGGGTTGGATGTCTGACCACTTTACGGACGATACCTGGCAAAAACGTAGATGTACTAGAGAGGGATTGGGATTAGATACTCCACTTAGCGCTCTATCGGAATGGAAGCGCTACCAGAAAGTAGCCAGAATGCTCACCGAAAGGCAATATAGAGCTCATAAGGATATAATAAATCCCAACAATCACCCTAGAGCACTCGCCGGGGTTCCCGGTGGGTATCATTTAGATCACATAATTCCAATATGCAGAGGGTTTGTAGATAATGTGCCACTGGATGAAATAACTGCCATTGATAATTTACAGATGTTGCCTTGGTTGGATAATGTGACAAAGGACAGGATATACAATGTTGAACGTAAATAATCTCAAAATATTAACACCAAATGGATTCGAACCATTCACTGGAGTTGCGTGCAACGGAGAGCAACCCACCATAAGAATACTACTGGATACCGGGGATGAAATACTCACGACATCTACTCATAGACTATTTTTAGATGGAAGAGAAATACACGCCAGGGAATTAGATGTGGGAATGTGGCTAGACGGCGAATGTCCCAATCAAATAGTATCAATATCAGAAGGCGAGACCATATTGGTGTATGATGTGTTGAATGTTCCTTCTCACACATTCTACTACAACGGAATCGTGTCTCATAACTGTGAGTTTATATCTGACGAGCCTCTGTTATTTGATACTAAAGTAGTAGCTTACATTTCAAATAACATAGAAGGATTAACACCATACGGTAAATTAGGGGACATAGCATTTTTTGAACAACCAAAAGCAGGAGCTACCTATTTAGTGGGAATGGATCCAGCAACTGGAATAGGATCAGACTTTACAGTGATTGAAGTATTCGATTTCCCATCAATGAGACAAGTAGCCGAATGGCGATCCAATACCATGAGTTCCCCAAAAGCGTATAAAGTACTAAAACAACTAATATTAACATTAGAAAGAGTTGGAGCTACAGTATTCAGTGTCGAGAACAACGGAGTCGGAGAAGGCGTGATTGCGTTATTCGAGCACGATGAACATCCATTCCAAGGAGATTTCGTATCAGAAGATGGAGCGAGTAGATTGGGGATGAATACCACTGGTAAATCTAAAATGGTAGCGTGCTTGGATATGAAGGAATTATTTGAGAAGGGAATGATGACGATTCAATCGCCGATTTTAATACAGGAAATGAAGCAATACGTGCGGAAGGGCACGTCATACCAAGCAAAACCTGGATGTACTGATGATTGCATCAGTGCGTGTTTAGTAGTTATCCGATTGATTAAACACATGAGCACATATGACCAAGCTGCATATGATACCATGTACGCCGCTGGATATACAAAAGACGGAATCCAACAAGATCAACTAACTCCCCATGAAGAGTATGATGAATCAGACCAGGGCGACTGTGTGGTATTTTAATGTCTATGGATTACTTAAAAATCTCATGTTCGGTTACTATTCTAAATTTAACTCCATGTGCAGCACACCAAACCTGACAAGCTTTCCATTTAGCTACATTAACTTCATACTGTAGCGTTTCGTATAGATTTGCTGTACGGCCTTTGGGGGCTCGAGTTTGACTAGCTGGTTTAACTTCTATAGCCTCCTTCATCAATTCCCCAGTTTTATTCACATACTCTATATAATAATCAACAAAATAGTTATGGACTCGACCATCAGTTGGCTTAACATATGGGACTCGCAATACTTCCGACCCCCACCTAATTATATTAGCATTACCATCAAAAAACTTATGAAGATTTAGCTCCCAGCTAGATCTATATATCACCTTATGTATGTCCCCCATGTATTTCTCAGGACGTTTTAATACATACCTACCTTGTTTAAATTTAGACATACATTATCTACTTGAGTAATTGAGAGTATTACAAGCATCCGGTGATGTAGTAATAAGTGTTCTATTTTTTCGGCTAGCAACAGCCGCTGCTCCAATCGTATCCAAATATTCCAATGGATATTGTGCTTCCGCTTGTAGAGATTCTAAGATAGATACTATATCAGCTACTTTCTTAGTTTCAACATTCAAGTAATCATACTTAAACGACATAGTCATTTCATTTAAATTATTTCCATCTGCCATATCTAAATCGTCCAGGGACAATAAGGTAATACGAGGATTATAAAATGTGTATATATTCACATCTGATCCATAATTAAAAATATGATATATAGAAATGGATTCGAACAACGTCTGTTTACTGTCACCAGCCAATCTACCTAATGATGCTGTGTGATTAGGATCATTTTTATTATTTGTAGCTAACATCCCACTAATTTCTAATTCATCAAACGGCTTGCTGTTAACGTTTGTTATTGGGGATAGTGCATGAAGACATTCTGTGTAAAAACTAGTGACGTTGTTCGTCAAATCGTCGTAGAATGTCATTTTCATTTCGTCTGGAATGGTCTTGGTAATAACATTAGTCCGAAAGTTGTAATAGTTTGCCTCTTCCATCTCAAACTTAATATCTGGGCGAGTGGCCGTTTTAATAACCAATCCCATTCCCCTAACCATATTCGATAACTGGGAATAAGCAGGATGCATTTTGAATCCAACCAAAAAAGAAAACTTATATTTTGGTGCGCGGGTGAATACATCAATCGCAAACGGACTAGCATCACAAATATCGACAATACTAGATGCATCATTATTACTAGGCGTGTAAATACCTCTAGCATACTGCTCTATTTCAACGAATGAGGTAAGCACAGTAGGGATTTGACTAGCAGTGAAATGACCTGATGTTATCTGCGAAAATACATTTTGGGCGTGACCAACAGCTATATTAACTCTCTCTGGATGGAAATTCTTTAGTGCGTTAATAGTGGCATCTGATATACCTAGATTATCCAATACCCAGTTAGTACCAGCTTCTACCGTAGCTCCTATTATACTATGAGGAATACCACATCCAGTGCGCACCACATTACTAACTTCAACAAATCCTCTCAGCGCAGCACCAATTCCCCCTCCTCCAATATCCCCGATAAGACCAACATTTCCGAGTTTATCAAGAGCATCTAATACTCCCTTGCGCTTCGTGACAGTATTGGTAATTTGAACTAAACTTCTCTCTCTCCCCCCATCACCACAGGGTTTCACATCAAATTGCACTAAGTTCTGTCTTGGATCGGCCATATAGATACTAAATCAGATGCATATATTTATCCCATACACCAGTACCGAAAAATCACCCTTTTTATATAATAGCACATAAATACATGATAAACACATCACAGGAATAATTATGGCTACGATTAACAGTTTAGGGATTCCTCTACCAGGAAATTCTACTAATATTTTACACCCAAAACAAAAGAACAGATGGAGAGTTAGATTCGCCAATATCGGGAATGCATCTACCTCAGAATCTATAAGTCTACAGGCGATATCAGTCAGCCGCCCAACTGTAAAATTCGGTAAAGTAGAAGTGCACAGATATAACTCAGTTGCTTATATCGCAGGCAAGCACTCGTGGGAACCAATTGAATTAGTAGTAGAGGATGACGTCACGAACGTGACTACTAGATCGATCCAACAACAAATAAATAAACAACAATGGTTAATCGGGAATGAAGGACCCTGGTTGAGATCAGCTGAAGAAGGAGCCAATTACAAGTTTGTTGTATATATTGATACACTAAATGGAGCAGACGTAGTTACCGAAACTTGGGCACTATCCGGATGTTGGATCGAAGAAGCTAAGTATGATACACTGGAATACGCAGAGGATAAAGCAGTACAAATATCATTAACAATACAATTTGACATAGCTCATCAGATATTCGGCGGTAAAATCGCCCCAGGATTGGTATCTGGCACCGGTGCTGGGACAGGTCAAAAACGGTCTGAGTAATAATTATCCACGGAACTATACGATAAAAAGGCCCAATTGGGCCTTTTTTGTATTAGACATAAAAAAAAATCCCCGTAAATTAATTAAAATTATACGGGGATTTGCTTGTTACTTCAACTACTGGATATTAGCCAAATGATGCCCCTGTAGTTAATACTCTGATAGGAATTGTTATAAATTCCGCGGCTTTCACAGGTTTTAATGCAACGTCTATTATCAATTCATTATTATCTATAACAAACGGTGTGTTATTAGAATCATCACACACTGTTGCGAAATCATATAAGCCGCGACGCGTTACTAACGATCCCAAGAACCCATCTACCACAACTTTTAGATTGTCTCTTGTCGTTTGATCATTTGGCTCAAACACAAACGACATAGAGGCTTTGCGTAATCTGCGTTTAATGTACATCAATAACCGAGATACATTGATGCGATCTAACGCAGATGCACTTGGTTGTTGAGTTTTTTGTCCCCACAACAATATACCAATGCCTGGAAAATTAACTACAGGATTGATATTAGTAGGATATCTATATAGATTGTTTCGTTGGCCTTTATTTAATGATACCGAATTGAAGGTGGTGGCAGTACCTAATGTACCAGAAATATATCCAACATCAACAACCCCACTAGCAACAACCCCACGACGGACCCCAGCAGGAGCAAACCATTGATAACTTAATTCATCGCTCTGTACCATAGTAGCCAATGCTATTCCGGAGGCAGCAGCAAATACATTGACCCCGTCCACGTTAGTGGAAATTGCATGTGGGTAGTAAGTAGCTAGTTGATTTACTTTTGATGTAGAAGGTGTAGTACCCATCCAGGTGACTACGTCATCTGGGTTTAAATCAAATGGCAAATCAGCAATAACGAATGCTTCGTGATCAATCCGTGATGTTAAGTCTAGCAAGGCTGGCTTAACTTCATAGTATCCTGGGCAAGCAATTAAATTGTACTCATATATTTCAGAGCTTATGTCTGTGTTACTCATAATGGCAGCTTGTAATGCTGTTTTAATTACCATTCTACGAGCAGCATCATTAGCACCCAATGATGTATCATTTCTGAATTGTTGAGTGAATGCAAAATCAGTAGCCAATCCTAATAAATAATCTCCCGCTTCTTGTGGAGTCCATTCGGCAGCGATAATACTACCAGATGTCCAAGTTAGCGTGTCACCCGCGACACCAATGAAAGTATTTGGTGATGGAGCAGCATTGAACCCATTAGGATACACCTGCATAGGAGTACCTGTGCTATCATTTTTGAAATGAGCTTGTGCATTTATGAATGATGAATTAAGCCAGATAGTTTGAGTAGCAGCATTGATTAATGTCAACAAAGTAGCTCTGGATACTGACTGTTTATATAGTGGATTGCCGAAGATATACCCGTTGCTTAAATTGAATTCATTCAAATAACTAGCCGCTATATTCTCCAACACATATGCAGATTCTTGCATATGCAAGTCCCACATGTCGCGGATGTGAAATAAATCATCATCTAAGTTGACGTTGGCACGGATTACATATGCCAAATCACCAACTGATAAGTATTGGTTCAATGCCAACAAACCGTATTCGTTTCTAGCATCCCCGTGTTGTTGATTGCCGGCGGAATCAGTAAGAAATCGTGGGACACCAAACAATTGCAGACTCTGCTTAAGTGATGTTACAGTTCGAATTACATTGCTCTCAAATGTGCCCGCAGCAGAAGTCAACCCATCCGGTTGTTTCTTTTCAGATGCAGTAGCAATAAAAAATAACGGAATGGTATCCGCTTGTTGTGGTATGAAGAAACTTTCATCAGTGACGGTGACTTCTACCCCTGGGCTGACTAAACTTGACATTTTTGTTTACCTCTGAAGATAATGGATAATAGTATTTATGATGAGTTTGTGTTTATCCCACGATATTCATGTTACGAAATTGGGAGGTTTGATACATCTTGTATGATATCGTATGGTATTTCTTGTGAATCAAAATCAGCAACTATATCCATCCCGTCATTTGCAGTATCAATCATTCCGATTCTCATCTTAACTCTCTCAATAAAATCTCGTTTTATATTAGCAGAAACTCCTATGTATATCGGAATAGTAAATGTAATCGTGACCTGGTTTAGTCTTGGATCTGACCCACTTGGATAATTATTGTCGAGTGCTATATTTGTTAGTGTGACACAAGTCAATCTAGTCCAATCAAAATGTGTGTCGGATGTCTGTATTAACAACTGTGGATCGAACATAGGTAATAGTTGTTCTAATATCTGCATCTGTTGGTTGGTATTGCTGGTGAAAATATGCAGATCCATAGTCAATTCGTAAGGGACAGGCATAAGTTGGTGGATAACTTGAACGTCCTCTGGGATAGTTCCACCCATGGGAACGTGTACGGATCGCCGCTCACCCCCCACTCCTTTCATTCGATCCACAGCTATTGCAAGACCCGCAAAATTAGCGCTCATGGTAGGTAGTCTAAGTGGAGCGTTCTGTGTATTTCCAGCTAAGATACTACTGACTACCCTATCCGCATGACCATATTTAATAGTGACAGGAATTAGTCCGGCGGGGTGATTAGTCCGTTGACCTACAGATACTTCTAGACCCTCAAATATTGCCATGAATTGTAAGATATACTTGCGGAGTTGTTTGTAATATTCATATGAATTATGTTTCATTTAAGGTCTCTGATATCTGATTTAGTGTTAAAGGTTCTATACTCATCTAATACTGGTTTATCAGCATCGAATAGAGCTCGCTTATCCTGTTCTAAGAATATCCATCTACCTTTGGCAGCCGACCAGCGATATAAGTGAGCTGGAATATCCGATGATAGTCCAACGTAAATCAATCGATGATAGTCTCCATTATTGGGATTGATTGGATATGTAGTTCCTTCCGTATATGGCAATCCATTAGGAGGTAATGCGCTTTCGGTGGATAATTGACCAAGCACAGGGGTGAGGTTTCGAACGTGGAGAAATCCAGCAGATTCTGCTAGTTGAATCTCCTCATCATATAGCACTCTACTACTATTCTCTAAGTCCGATCCCCGTTCTGGAACATCTGTCTTTGATTCACTTCGAATTTGCTGTGTAATACCCGTGAAATCTTGCCATACAGCCGAGTTTCCATCATTATTGTCTAACACACCCACATCATCCATTAACGCCGTCATAGACCCGAAAATATCCTGTGTTTCTTGAGATGCCATTGCCGGCTTAGCTGTTATCAATAACGTAGTTGGGACCCATCCAGGAGTATACGAGGCTGAGTCCCAAGTTACATCTGAAACTTCAAGATATTTCTTTACTATTGTCATATCTGGCCTATATTGTGCTTCTGATGGTAATTCAATAATATCTCCTATAACAATAGGACGACCCAACATAGACACACACGAATTAAAATTCAACCGAATCTGATAACTAATATTAGTTAATTCTATTCCAAATCTAGTCAAATCCGTAATGGCCGTTTGTAAATCATATTGACCTTTGATACCTATAGCAGGATTTAAGTAACTCCTATCTCGATTCTCTAATAATATAAAGTCTTGGATATTCTGTAATTCCGTTGATGCATATTCAGCTAATTCTATGGAATACACCTCCCAACCATCACACGATCCACCATTAAACATCAGTGGACGAATTCGCCAATATCTACTTGATACGGATTGTTTTATATGAATTGTGTTTAAATTAGTATCATCTGGCAGCGTAGCAACCACTACCCCATACCAATCAACGTTGTTGTCCGATCGCTCTACTCTAATTTTAGTAGCTCGAAATTGCCCTTGTTTAATCTTTAAGGTAGTGATCATCCTACGTTCATTCGCAGCAACAGCATATCGCTCTCGTCCATTAGCTAATCGTATAGGTCCAAAATCGTAGCCTATGTACGATTTTGATAGTACCGATTGACCTACCTGTAGTGATACCCATTTCGTATTAAACACATCAAACGCATTGGTTGCTGTAGTTCCTGGATAATCTCCACTTGAAATTGCAACTCCACTCCCAGTTGAATCAGTTAGAAGGGTTTGCTCATGGACGCCCAGCAACTTATGAATATTAATCATTGCGCCAGCAATTTGTAATTGTTCTTGCTGATAGTTATTGACTAAACAATCAGTTTTCGGCTGTTTAGTCAAATCCCATTTAGCACAATTTAGTGGATCAGATTTATCTGAAGATAAACAAGGTGAACATGTTGCCATTTAATGTGTTATAGTATTAGGCGTATTTATAACTATTAACTACACAATTTTTTCTGTTGGTGGTATGCCAAATTTCTCACAGTAAATTAGCCACACCTGCTTATACCACTTAAATAGAATAGGTTCCAACTTAGGCCACCGTTTCCGCATTACAGTACAAGCAAGTGCGGCCATCTCCTTTACGTTGTTATCAGTTACATTAGATATCAATATGGTCTCTAATTCTGATGGGATCCGGTTCATCATCCTACAGTACGCAAGTATTGCTGGTATGTCTTTCTGTGATGCTAATACTCGCTCATAAGCAGGCCAACCTTTTGGGAATACACTGTAGATGTAATGACGAGGAATTGTCGCCATCGGATAGTGTAGAACGTGTTGTTCTATTGCTGGAATCCTATCACTAATACCATCAAACGACCCGAAGAACAGCGTCGATACTAAAGTCGGCCAAACCTGACCCACCTTGTATTTCTTGATCGATGATATTAGGTCAGAGTTGATATTTCGTATTACATCTATATGTTTTAGATCTGATTTGATGAAGAATACAGCTTGATTTTCCTCATTGATGTGCATGATCCCGTTACCAGGATCGACAACGCCTCTATACCCAGATGCCATCAATACCTTTCTAACTAACATTGATAATCTGGGATCTCCAGATCCACCGTCCTCTTCGTCATGATACTTCTCAAACCCACCCCAATCTGGTTCATCATGAAGATGAGCATAACAACTATCATATAATCCATACCACTGTTTGTTAGTTTGCGTCGCATTTATTAATTGAGGACTAGGCTTTATTCCTAGTTTATCTAACCCAGCAAGCAGATGATGTGTTACTGCCTTATCAAATTTATCCATCACCCACAGTCCTTCGGAGGGAGGCAAAAACACTTGAATGTATGGATTATTTCCAGCAAAAGGAACATCTCCCTCTTCGTCAATAACATACTTAATCGGATACGCATAAATCCCCAATGGAGTGTTGTAGTCCGATCTTGGATTGATCCCCAATTTATCTACCTTTGTAAATGTCACATAAGCATCACCATGTTGCGCGTATATCCACTTCAATCGGTCGAGGACGGATGCTTTTTGATTTTGTTCTGGATTTCGTCTTGCTTCGACTAATTCAATTAATTTCATAAAGGTTTTCCTATATTAGGTTGATTATATATCTCAACCGCTAGTGGATTAGAGGCGATTATTTTTTCTGCTGCCATCCATCGACGCTTCAATATGTGTCTAGCATACCAAGCAGCTCTCATGGGATTCTTGATAAAAATAGGCTCCCAGTGTTGAACACGGTCACCAAATTCCACTAGATATAACAACATGTTGTTATTTGGAGGATCTGTAGTTATTTCGTGAGTTAGTGCTATTTTCTCTTCCTTTGTAAAAAATTTACGCACGTATTTGAATGTCAAGAAGGTAACATGAGACATCAATAGTTTTTCTAATTCAGGTAGTCTTTTTCTGGCGTTGCTTATTGCGGTATCCACCAATACCTTATCATCATCAGTCCAATGTTGTTTATTCATCAATTCAGGAATACTACTTTTTATAAAACTATTAGTTCCAATGTGCTGTCGGAGCACGTCCATTTGTACTAAATCAGACGGAAAAAAGAATACTGCTTGGAGTGGTTCATTCGGGTGAATTATACCCAATCCTGGGTCAAGTACCGATCTAATCCCCGCGCCAGTTAATACTTTACGCATCCACATACTAGGACTAATGTCACTATCGGTGCTCATATCCGCTAGTATTAGCCAACACTCTTCAGCAGTATCAGCTGACTTGACGCGCGATGGCTCGCAGCCTAGTTGTTTGACAGAAGCTACTAAATTAGCTTTTAATTTGGCTGGAAACTTAGATAAATTCCATTGATTAGCATTAGGTCCATCAAATATTCTAATATAAGGGGAGGTGCTAGCAAATGGAACTCCTTCGGTCCATTGCTTCTTGAGGTATGCCAACGGATACGCATATATTCCTACTGGAGTATCATACGTGCCAGGACTCATCGGATTGATGCCTAATTTGTCTATTCTAGTAAAGGTAGCATATCCAGTGTTGCCTAATTGATGATCCCATTGATTAATTTGATCTATGATAGGAGTCTTACCATTAAGATGAGGATTTCGTCTTGCCTCTAATAAATCACATATTTTCATAACTTTAATGTTGATAATTTTGTATAGTATTTAGGATCTTCAGACAAATGATCCTTTGCGATTAACGTAGCGATTAATCTGGATGTTGTGTGTTCTAATTCAACCATTATTCCTTTGTGTAGTTCTAGTTTGTCGAATTTGGAATTTGGGGTAAAGTCGTGTTTACCTACTCTACGTAATATTTGTTTTAGTTCTTGATCTGTCATATCACGTAGATCTCCCAAGGTCACACCTAATTTTTTGGCTAGACTACCTCTCGATTCACAAATAATATCGTGGATTTTCATAATTTAAGATACCAGAAGGGGCTAAGAGAGTCATAATGACTCTCTTAGCAATAGAATTTATACTGCAGTGTCGTCGTCTAAATAACGCCAAACTGTTCCATCAAAGTACGTATATGTCAGTGAATGAGTGACATACGATGGAACTGGAGGCTTAACCCCAACTTTTTTAACGTGAAATAAAGATATCAATGGCGTTCCACTTGGAGCTCTTGTGGTTTCCAACGCAGCGATTAAGTCAGCAGCACCCTTGGTTGCTGTGTTGGTGCGGACGAAACCTGGTATCGTTTTGAACAAAGTACCAGATGTTTGCACTAATACTGTTGATGCCGCCCCAGTAGTAGCAGAAGTGACCACTATATTACCACCAGTTAATGCTGCAGTAGCACTCGCTCCTAAGTCCGTATTTATTTCACTAATTAACGTTGCGATAGTTTGTGCGGCAGAGCCGGTAACAGCGATTGGTTTAATAACTCCATCAACTACTATAGTAGCAGTATATACAGTGGGAGATGCACCATCTAATGATACAATTCCTACATATCCAGTTAAATTAGCGAATATACGACCCAAATCGCGTATTTTTATGGATGAGGTGGAGCCTGTAGTAGCAGAAGTAATTACTATATTACCACCGGTTAAGGCTGCAGTAGCACTCGCTCCTAAATCAGCATTTAATTCGTCAATAACGTGTGTTATTGTGTCTCCCATAGCACCAGTAAAGCGCACACTTTTTGTTGTGGTTCCATCGATAGTAACTAAAGCTGTATATTGCACTCCAGTCCCACCGCCGTTTTGTGGTGGATTCAATCTGCTGTATTTGGTTAAAGATGGTAGTAACGTTCCTTCGGTTAATAAGATCTTAGAAGTAGTTCCCACTATGTTAGATTCAATTACTACGTTAGATCCAGATATAGTAGCTACGCCAACTCCAGTTAATACAGCATTAAATGCTGCAAGTAAATCTGAAAAAAGAGGTACAGCTGATGGTAGAACACTAACTGCTAATGGGGCCGCTCCGTTTACTGCAATTGACATAGTTACTGGGACTGTAGTAGATCCAGTGCCAGTACCAGCTGGGGATAATAACGTGAAATTAGCTAGTGGTGATGCGAATAATGTTCCAGCGGCAATAGACACAGATGACCCATCACCATATAAGTTAGATTTTATGGTGATGCGTTTCTTAGATACTTCTAATACGGCAGTGCCATCAGATCCCAATGCGGTATTTAACGCAGTTGTTAATGTAGTGAATGTAGCAACAGTAGATCCCAATACTGAAATTGGAACTGCATTGCCATTAACAGTAATCGTTGCTGTATATGTAGTACCACCAACCAATGCAGTTGATCCAGAGGCTGACAATGCAGAAAAATTAATATACGTTTCAGCAGCAGTAGTTAATCCTGTTACAGTTGAACCTGTAATTGTTGATGAGAATCTAATGGATTGTTTACCTTTAGTTCCGGCTGATGCTGGAAGTCCAGAGGCACTTGGTCCTGTTTTATTACCGCCAATGTTTATGGTGGCCGTTCCTGCGGTTGCGGCTGACACATTAGAGAATCCAGTAGCAGTACCACCGGTTAACACTCCGCCGAAATTGATAACTTGTTTACCACTAGATGGAGCTACCATAGGGGCGGTTCCACCGTTGTCGTTGACTACCTTAATCAACATATTTTGCTCTTCAGCAGAATAGTTGTTCCATGCGATCACTGATTT